CTTACTAAGTTTCTATCATGTAATGTTTTGAATAGTTCAAAACCATTTAACTTCCAGACTTCTTCACAGATGTCTTTAACTCTTTTATCATTACCTTTTAGCATTATATACACTCCTTTTCAAATCTTTTATTTGCTAATTGTTCTATAGCCCAATCTCTATCAGTTAGACCAACTCTTTCATCCCAGGAATCACAAACTCCCGCTTTCATTCCACCATCTAATTCTCTAAGGATTGCACTTGTTGACATTTGCTCAACCTCTTCTACGATCCTTTCGATGACCTGTGTGTTTACTTCGTTTGACATATTCTTTCTCCTTATCATTTTTGAATATAGTACTATTATACCACTGTATTGAGAAAAAGTAAACCGTTTTTTGCATATTTAACACAATTGTAACACAAATGTAACACAAATGTAACAATTGAAAAAAGAAAAGGGGCCGAAGCCCCTTATTGAACTTACAAGCGCTTAATTAAGCAACTTCTGACTTAACAAAAGTGTAGACACCGTAAGCAAGTGCTACCCAGGCTAACCAATCAATTAGTCCACCTAATAGAATATATCCAAGGGATAATCCTATAATCACACCGCCATCCCAAGATGTTCTTTCTGCCCATCTTGCTACGACCCATTCTTTTGCTTTATTTAGTAGTTCCATAAAGTCTCCTTTTATATTTTGAAATCGGCAAAAGAATCATTCTGTTCTCTTTCACCGAACTTATTTATAGGTTTGTCGGGTGTCATATCAGACATAATATCTGACTGAGCCGACTCTTCCACATCATATAGTTTCATGCGGGAACGATCAACACCAACTACAAAACGTTTATATTTGGTAGGATCGTTATACCTATTCTTTAATTGCTTCACCAACAATTGACCCAACTCTTCAAGTTCCTCTGTTGAAATAAGAGCAAACATTAAGTCAGCCGTTGCTGGTAAACCAAACGATTCAGATGTATCCTCAAGTCCAACATCGGTATTTGAATACCCAGACCTTGTAGTCTGTGTTGCCGAAACTATCGGTACATTGAATTCCACAGCCAATCCACGAAGTTCTTCCGCAATGGCTTTTATATATGTATAACTATTTATACTTCCACCCATGCCTCTCATACGGCTTGAGGCACAAATATTTAAATAATCCACATATATAATGTCAGGTTTAAAGTTTTTCTTCAGTTTGAGTTCATTAAGTAATGCCCTAAAGTGACCAGTATGTGCTGATCCTGTAGGATATTCTTTTACAATAAGTTTACCAATTGCACCCTTTGCTATCTTTCCTATCTTATCATCAAAGACTTTTTTAGGTAAAGATGCAAGTCTTTCAATTGGAAGGTTCATAAGATTAGCATCAATTCTTTCAGCTATTCTTTCTTCTGCCATTTCCATTGTGATATATAAAACATTTTTGCCTTGCTCTAGAACCGATGCGGCGCAATGACACATAAACAAAGACTTACCTACACCAGTTCCAGCAAGAGCGATATTCAATGTTTTATTTGGTAAACCACCCTTTGTTATTTTATTGAAGTAATCCAAATCAAATGGGATTCTATCTTCTTTAAGATTATAAAAGTCAAACCTTTCAGATGAATTATCAATGTAATCATGACCGATTGCTTGGTCAAATGATACACCTAATGCATCCGACAATATTTCAGGTATTGCACCTTCACTTCTTTCTTTATCTTTTTTATCAATGATTTGAATTGATTCCATTATGGCGTTATAGACTGCACGATCTCTACACCATTTTTCTGATTCTTTAATTAAGTAATCTGTATCGACATCTGTTTTTTCTTGTATTTGTTCAATCAGTCTTGATGCTTGGTTAAGTACTTCTTCATGTGCACTTACCTTTTTTAATTCTAAATCAAGTACATTTGCTGTAGGTAATTTATTATGTGAATGAACAAAAGAAACAATGAGATCAAATACAGTTCTATGTGAACCATCAAAGTATTCCTTTTTAATATAAGGAATTACTCTTCTACAATATTCTTCGTTATTAAGAAGATGATTCAGTATGTGTGTTGGTAGTTGATTGTTCTGATTCAATATTTCCTATCCTTGCTTTTTCGTTATCCAAATTATTTATAATGATGTGTCTTAACACATCGCCCATGTAGTTTTTAAAGTATTCATCTTCTTCAAGTTCATCGATTGTATGTTCTGCAGGGTCAGCGATTTGAAAAGTAAATCCTAACCTTGCAGTATCCATTTCAATATCTTCTTTTACAGAAACTGTACCATACATTACAATTACATCTTTATATGTACCAGTCTTGAACTTCACACCTTGTATTGGTGATTGAGGATTATCTACAAATGCGTAGTCAGCTTCTGTAATTTCGATCATTATTCTTCCTCTAGGTCAAGGTCAATTTCTAATAATGGCTTATGACCAATAGAGTAATACGTTTTGATAAATTCTTTAAAGTCTGTATTCTTAAAGATTGGGTCCCAGAACTTTTTAGTAAGTGTATCTTTTTCTCTTACTTTAGTATCTTCAATTTCACCTGTTTCTCTATCGACCCTGGCGTACCAACCAACATTTGGTTTAGTTACATATCCACCAGCGAGTCCAACTTCAAGTAATCCACCATAAGTTGCAATACCACCTTCCCATGTAACTGATACTGGAATCTTAGATTTTTCTTTTACAAACCTTGACTTTTCTACATTAATGACAAAGTTATATCCTTGAACTTCAGTACCTTTTTTCTGTTGTTGTCTTCCAATAATCCAAATGTTATCAGCTGAGTAATAAATACCTGTACCACCTGAAACAACTGCTTTAGGAAACAATCCAATCTCTTGATAAGTATGATTGACAGCGAGTAAAGGGATGTTCTTCATCGTAAGATAAGGAGTGACCATTCGGAACAATCCCTTTAACGCTTTGGCTCTTGACATATCAGCCACTGACTTTTCATTAAGTGCATCTTCTAATTCTTTCTTAGATGCTAGGTTACCGATTGAATCTATAACTATAACTACCTTATCTCCTCTTTCGATATTTTCTAACTGACCAACTAAATCAAACTTTAATTGTTCAACATCTGTAATAGGTGTATGCAATACTCTATTTGTATCGATACCAAATGATTCAAAATACTTTTGTGGTGATCCAAACTCTGAATCATAAAAAAGCATTACAGCATCTTCGTATTTCTTTAAGTACGCTGCACCCATGAGTAGTGCAAAACTTGTCTTAAAGTGTTTTGATGGTCCAGCTAAAACAGTAAGTCCTGATGATAGCCCTCCATCCATATCTCCTGATAACGCTACATTGACCATAGGTACATCTGTAGGAATCATATCCTTTTCGGCGAATAGTGGAGAATCAGCCAACACATCTGTGGTTTTGATTTTACTATTCTTTTTAAGTTTATCCATTATAGACATTATCTCGTTCTCCTGCCTCTTGGGCTATTTAATTGATTTTCCAATCTCATTTGTTTGAGTTGGCGACTTCTTGCTTCAGCCTTTTTTCTTTTTCTTTTGGCTGTAGGCTTTTCATAAAATTCTCTTTTACGAACTTCTTGTATAATCCCTGCTTTTTCCACTTGCTTTCTGAACTTTCTTAAAGCTATATCGAAAGGCATTGGCCTAGAAGGGCGTTTATCTTTTGGGTGCCTCTTACGAGGCCTTAAATCTACTGACGGCATAGTCACTCCTATTTTTTAACATATATACTATATTATACCATAAATTCATCAAGTTGTAAATGGTTTTTTTCATATTCATACACTTTTCTTTTGTTATCTTGTAACAAATATTCTGTGTCTATTAAATCCAACCTATTATCAAAATATAGTTTAATTTGATCCATCATATCTTGTGCAGTTTTTACTGGTACATTTTGACAGATGTGGTTGATTTGTCTCTTAGGATTTAATAACTCAAAGTCTTCAGGTAAATACATAATACTTAACATTTCTCTATAAGTTAAGAATCTATCCTCTACTGGGTGAGTTAACTGATGAGGTAAATGACCAACAAAAGCTCCAATATAATTATTAGGAATAGTGATTGTTCTTCTCATTGTACAACCACCAGCATATTCCTTTTCATACATTCTTTTTAATACACGATGCCATCTTACTGATTTATCATCTTCTTTACTTTCTAACTCTTTTATGATTCTTTGCCATGCATCAAATCTATCTTTACCCATTTCATCAAGTATATTATATAGATTAACATTATTTAATTCTAGGTTTTCTACATATTCTTTATGTGTCATTCCATGTTCGTTTAATATCCATTTATATACTACATCATCAGAAGGAATTAACTTATTATGTACTTCTGACATAGGATCACCTTTTTTGTTTTTAACTGATTTTAAAAGATCCTCGATTCTTTGATGTGGCCTGTGGATGTAATTAAATAAAGGGGTTTTATTACCTTTCCAAAAGAAATAAAACGTCCTGTCCCTTATCTGAGAATACCCTTGCACAAGTGATTTGGTTTTATAAATGGATAGTGTATACCCATGTTTTTTACCTATCTCACGTAATTTCTTAACTACAGCTATACCAGTACTTTGTGCTAATCTAGGTGCATTTTCTCCCCAAAATACTTTAGGTTGTATTTGACCTAATACATATTCTGCTGATTCATACATCCAATTATTTACTGGACTATCACCAGATGATGATTGACTCAATGATGATAATCCTGCACATGGACATACAGTATTTACTATGTCAACTTTCTTTGCTTTATAGTTTGGATTTTCATCTAGCTTTACATAATCACCTGTATAGTTTTTCTTGGTTCTTAAATAGTTTAAATAATGAGAGTCATTCGCCTCAAAGTCAGAGTATGATAATACCCACTCAGGATTTTGTCCACCTAATGATTCTGAAATGCCCAAAGACTCACCTCCAATTAACGGTACTATTGAACCATAGGTTAAATTTTTACTTTCCATTTTTTACTCTCTCCCTAAGATCACTTGATGAGAACGAATGTCTCCTTTTATTATAATGTATTGGACATAACCCTTTTCCTGTATGTTCAACGTCTTTATATTCTTCACCTACAATACGAATGTCTGGATTAATAGTTAAAATCATATCAACAATTTCTTCCTCAGTAGTAAATGGTATAACTTCGTCTACATATCTACATGCAGATAATTGTACATACCTTTCAAATGGACTTTGGACCGGTTTGTTTTTACTGTCAGGCCTATCCACTGTAGGATCTATTAATAAACCAACAACCAAATAATCACATAGTGCTTTGGCTTCTTGTAACATTACGATATGACCTGCATGAAATAAATCAAAAGTAGAACATGTAAATCCAACTTTTGCATCTTCAGGTAATTTAGTTTTATCTAGGAACATTTATTTCTCCGTTAATTATTCTATCAATTTGTCTTGCATATATTGTGTAAAGTGGTTCTTTATCGGTTGGAAGGTAATGGAAATATTTAGGTAATTTCCTTGTTCTTGAGATATCAAAATTTTCTTTCATAACACCACTATGTACTTTCATATCAGTACCAAAAGTAGTTACATCATAACCATTTTCAGATAACCATCTATAATAAATGGCATATATGTTTTGTTCTATAATCCAAAACTTACCACCTATTACTCTTTTATTTTTTTTATTATTTATAAAGTCAGTTTTTGCTTTATACTTTTCTGTTGCTTCTACTAAAAGATTATACACATTAGGATGTAAAGCTCTATTTAAAAACTTAATTAACATGTCGTTATCTTTATGAATAATCTGTCCTGAGTTTAATGTGAACCATGGTTTTTCTCTCATTTTAGTAATGTCAACATATTCTCTATATAATGGTTCTAATACTTTTTCTACACCTTTTGCCATTACACCTAATGCTGATTCATTATAATAAACATAATCTTTTTCAAAATATTCATCAATTGGTTGAAGCAAAAATACATCATCGTCCATCATCATTGCTTTTTCAATATTTAATATTTTGTGTACATAAGGAAATACAAACCATTTAATAGCAACACCATAAATGTCTAGAATCTTATCAATCATATGAGGATTTTCAAATAAATGCTTTACCTCTTCAAGCATATCTTTTGTATAGTAAATATTAAAAGTATCAATAATTTCACTTACGTCAAAGTCTTGTTTCCTATTATCTAATATTACGTTTAGATTAATTTTAGTATCCTCATTAAATATATTATAGTACTTTTTAAATTGTACTAATCTATCCATATTGTTACTTATTAAAAAAATGTCATTCATATCTTCTCCAAAAATCGGCTTCCGCCTGTTGTACTTTATTAATTATAAATTGTTTATCTGGATGGTATTTGTATACTCTAATAATTTCAGATTTAATTAAAGTAGTAATATCATCTTCCTCAAAATTGTTAAATGCACATAATGTTCTGACAGCTAAACAAGTCATATCATCGTATCGATTAATATATAATGATGCTATGAATTTTGCAATATCAAGTTCAGTACATCCGAATGTATCTAGGATAGGATCAATTAAAAATAATTCATCTTCTTTAAATAACATATTCTTGACACCAAAGTCACCATGTGAAAACGTTGGTTGTAAATCTAATTCTTTTAATCTTTGCAATGTATCAGTAAATTCTGGTATATCTCCAGCTAATTCAATATGTCCTGCAATTCTATTTACATAATCATCAAATGTGTAGCTATTTTCTAGTACATCCATATTTGACATTCTATCTAAAGCTTCTTGTATTAACCCTAATGCTCTATATGTAAAATTATTTAAATAAAATTCATCGTGATTAATATATTCCATTGTAATTGTTTGTCCTACAACTCTATCGATTCTTGGAACATTTAAATAACCATTTACATAAGAGAACCATGCATGAGCTAGGTGAGCGTTATCAGCAGTCTTGTGCACTAATTTACCATCAGTATAAATGTCTGACCCAGATAAACCACCTTCAAGTTCTCTAATATCTGTGTCTATAAAATCTTCGGGAGTAATACCTTTATCATCAATGTAATAAGCACCTAGTGGTTTATCAAAAGATAACATATTATAATTTACATTATGATCATCTAACCATTCTCTAATTTGATCACCATACTTTTCTTCTGCATCATATCTTGTTTTGCATGATATTGAACCTCTAGCTGTAAAAATATCTACGGTCCAACCTTCCTTACTAAGCTTGTTTAATTTATTAATTAAATCTGTGTTAGGTGATGCATTTTGCCAATCTCTATTTTTGGTAAATGCTATTGTATCATCAAAATCTACTATAAGTCTTTTATTGTGCATAAGTTTTTAATTCTTCCATAATTTTATTGTTTAAATATGAGCCATCATAATACTCATCTTTAAGTAAGTTATCAAGTAAATCTCTAAGCTCTTGATATGCTTTTGGTTTTTCTTCTAAGAATTTAATTTTATTAAATAAATCTTGAGAATCTTTAACTCTAATAAAGTCAGGTACTTTAAGATTATCTTGTTCATCATATGTTGGATGTAAGAAAGGTATAATACCATAGTGAGCCATTTCCCATACCTTAGCTGTTACCCAACCTTTTTTAATTGGAATACAGAATGTGTATTTTACTCTTGGTAACATCTGCATTAAATCATTAAACTTTTTTGGTCCTTTAAATCTTTTATCATCACCTATAGTATTAGGATTCCATTGTCCATATATGTCAACATCTTCTACATGGTCAAGTATATATTTCTTTAAGTCAGGATACCTAGATGGTTTACCTTCATTACATACTATCATAAACTGAATATCTTTTTCTCCAGTTTCTGGTTTATCTTCAAAAAAGTTATCTAAACTATTAGGTACTTCTTCTAACATTTCACCACGTTTTTTACCAATAAGAAATGTTGTTTCCAATGCATCATAGGTACATTGAATATTATGTTCTTGTCTTGTAGGATCATCGTACCCTGCATAGTTTTTATGTACTATAGGTTCGTTATATTGTGAAAAGATCTTTTGTGGTGGATTCCATAAGTCTCTCATTTTACCTGGATATAATCTAGGGTCATTGAGTAACATAATCCATTTTATATCTGTATAATGATTAAGATAATAAATTGGTGGACCAGCATATCTTCTTTGCATATCTAAAGGTTTTGCAAGAGTTGTGTGATCATTCATTAATTTAGAATGACCATGAATATTTGAAGTGGCTGACATACCCATCATAAAAACACCAACATCTACTTTATAGTCAGGATTCTTAATTAATACATCTTCCATAAATTCTTGTCTATCACTTGCTGGATGGTTACGACTCCATTTACCATCTTTTTTCCATTGTGGAAAATCTTCCCATGCATTTGTTAAATTGTCATGTTCATTTATTTCTTGTTGTCTCTTTAAAGGTAATCTATCATAATCTGATGGACATACTAAAACAAACTCATGCTCTGGATTATTACGAATTAAATGTTCGAATAATATTGGTGCTTCATTATCTCCACCGACTGCACCCCAGCGACTGCTGTCAAATAATACTGACTTACCAATTTTACCTACACCTATTTTCATACTAGACTTCTCCATAAGTTATTTAGTAGGAATAATAATCCCATACCATTTAAAAGTATGAGTGCTCTATCATTCCAAATAAGTGATACCCATAGCCATAAACCTATACCTACAATACTAAGGTACAAATCTATTTGAGCATATTCAGATACACCACGAATTGACATTGCACATAACACAATAATTGAAGCTACCCATTTTAGGTACCAATCTAATGTGTATTTTGGATTACGGGGCTCGTTCATATTCTACTCCTGCTTCTGCAAATAATTCTTGAGTTAACATATTACTTTCTAACCATCTTATAGGTACATCTTGTATTGCTTTCCAAACAACTCTTTTTATACCTACTTGAATAATACCTTTGGCACATTCACTACATACAGGTAATCCATATATGTACATTGTTGCACCATCTAATTCTGTACCGAAATATCCTGCATTGTAAATACAATTCATTTCAGCATGAACTATATACTTATATTTTAAATCTCTATCTTTTAATCTATCTCTTGAATCTAATATCCCTCTAGGGAATCCATTAAATCCTTGTGCAATTGTTCTTTTATCTTTTACAGCAATACAACCAATTTTTCTGCTTGGATCTTTTGACCAACTTGATACTTCTTTTGCGACTTCTAAAAATCTTTTATCCCACTTATTCAAACAATAAACTCCATTTCATTAATTTCTTTTTCTTTTCTTTCATACGGTCTTCAATTTGTTTATCAGTAACATAATTATTCATTTTAAGAATTTCAATCATCATCATTACATCACCAATTTCATCTTGTAAATTTCTTATATATTTAGTATCGCCTTTAGTTCTTATTACTTTACTACATGCCTGAATGAGTTCACCACATTCTTCCATTGTAATAACTAAAGCTTCTTCGTGTTTTTTCATTTTACTAAATTAAAGTGCCTCTCATACACATGTAAACTTTGCACTTGCCAATAGATATAACCAAGTTCTGTTTTGACTCCATTAAAATATAAGTCATGTTGTAATTGTTCTTGTACATATCTTTGCCACGCATAATCATTTCTATAACCAAAGATTACATCATTACTTCTCATTTGAACTACAGCATGTAACATATTGTTTCTTATATAGTATGTTACAGCATTGGTGCAAATAAAATCATTTTTACCATTTTCTTTATATTCTTTCCAAATACTTGGTCTTTGGTAAACCATTGAAGCTCTTCGTGTATCGTTATTAATAAGTAAATCATTTAGAGCTTT